AACGGCCCTACAGAGCGTGTTGGACGAGGAATCGAGTGAGAATGGCGCTGTAACTGCGGAGGCCGTAGAGGAGCTTGTAGAGGCATGAATATTGGGACGATTAAATCGCTGGTTAAGGGGGTTGCTAATAAAGCGGCCTCGCGGAAACTGGCCGTCACCGCTGCCGTGGGCGCTGCGGCTACAACCGGAGCAGTCGAGCTGACGTGGCCGATGGCCGCAGTGGCGATTGCCTACATTTTCTCACAAGCCGTTGTGGATGTCGCAGACAGTCGCTGAGACACGTCGCATAGGTGACAAAACACTCTGCACAGAGTGGGACATTGGCGTTAATCACTGGGCTGGGTCGGTGCTATTTATGTCCGATCAGCATTTCGACTCAGCCGACTGTGACCGCAAGATGCTCAAGCGTCACCTCGACGAAGCACTGAAACGGGCCGCGCCTGTTTACATGCTGGGTGATTGGTGGGATGCAATGGGAGGACGCAATGACAGGCGTGGCTCAAAGTCCTCCCTGCGCCCCGAATACAAACGCTCAGACTACCTCAACGCCCTCGTAGAGGATACCGTTGAGTTCCTCTCGCCCTATGCCCATCTCATTGCTGGATGGTGCAGGGGGAATCATGAAACATCAATCATATCCCATGCTGAGTTTGACCTGCTGGGCGCTACTGTGCAGCAACTCAACGCGCAGACAGGCAGCGACATACAGATCATGCCGTATGCTGGGTGGATCATATTCCGGCCCTATCGCACCTGCAAGGGCAAGCGCGGTGACAACAGGCGTGTCATTGACAGCATTTGCGTGGCCTATTCGCATGGCACAGGCGGTGGGGGGCCAGTTACAAAGGGGGTCATTGGCACTAACCGCAGGGCCACCTATCTTCCAGACGCTGATATTGTGATTTCTGGGCATATTCACGAATCGTGGATGGTCGAGCTACAGCGCGAACGCTGCACTGGCAACGGGCGCATCTACCAAGACACGCAATGGCATCTCCAGCTGCCCAGTTACAAAGACGAATACAAGGGCGATTCGTGGTGGGTGCAGACGGGCAAAAGTCCCAGACCCAAGGGCGGTTGGTGGGTTGATCTATCTGTGCAGCGCGGTAAGCAGCATGGTAAAGAGGTCATTGTGCAGCCGAGAAGAGCCGCATAGAAAAACGCGCCGAGAATCTATTAGAGCTGGAACTCTAATTTCCCGACGCGTTTCAAACCCAAAAATATTGTCACGGCAGACAAGCGAGATGACCACCAAATCGCTTTTTTATTTTTGGTTACAAGGATAAAGATATGCCCACTTCAATCTAAAAGCAAGCCTTATATATGCCTCGTTTTTCCCACAAAGGCGTGAATCATATTACCCTTATAGTAACAGCTTCCTATATGTCTGGTATGCAGTAAGGCATTATACTGATCCCCATCTCTGTATAGAGATATACTGTAATCAACCTCTTCATTTTTTACGCGCTCAGAAAACCACACGCAGGGACGCCCATCTGAATCCAAGTCAAATCTAAGAATCTTAGAGTAAAATGGAGCGGTAATCTTTTTCTCCTCAATTACATCTGGGTTGGGGATGGGGTGGGGTTTGATCTGGAAACTTTGCATTGTATTCTGACTCCCAATGAGGATTAAACTTTGTCCTGTCGTCAAACGGTATTTCTCCCGGCGGCAAGAATGTAACCAGCGTCTTGCGTTTCAAGTCAAATACCACTCTGTAAATAGTTAGCCCATATCTTACATCATACAATTTAACGCGGGCAGATTGCTTGCCAAGTTGGATAGCTCCTTTTCGCCCAACTATTCTTCGGACAATCTCTCTCTGCACATCGTCTGACATTCCACCGTATCGCTGACCACCCCTTTTGTTGGCGTGAAATCGTTGAGCATCAGATTTACCTAATACTCTTTTAGATTTGGTGTTTTTATGACCTTTCTTTTTTCTAATCACCATGCACCTCTTTCATACGCAACCTATACTCGGCATCGTCAGCAAGTTTCTTTGCGTATTCTTGCAAGTCGGAAAGCTGACTATCTATCTCCTTCAAGTGTAGGTGGGGCAGGTTCTCAACTTCCATTGAGGTTTGCATATCTGCTTTGTTGAGAAAGATTCGCACAAGGTGTGTTTTATGTATCTCTGAACCATGCCACTCCATCCTGTCGTCCAGCAGGTCCTTGTGCAAATGGGAAACACCAACATATGTAGATGAGTGAGTGCAACCGGGAACTAAGCAGCGCCACTCCTCATAAAAAGAATTCTTGTGTAATATACTCTTACTTTCGTTCATTTTTCTCCCACCCTCTGGTTATAACGCCATCACGCTGCCTTTTTATGTGCCATGCACGTCTTCGCGCTTGATAATCTGGCATATCCAACGGTTCTAAGGTGGTTTGATTGGGTGTATCTCGTATCCTATCCAATGTGGGAATAGTTGGCAGGTAACTCTCTATGGGCCTTGGCAGCTCTGGCTTACCTGCGCCTTCATACAAGTCCATCCATCTATCTCTAAGGATCTGCTCAATAGCTTCTGCTGTTGTCTCCTGTATGACCTCCACGGCCAGCACATTCTCAACCTGCCGTATCAGTGGCTCTATCTCCTTTGTAACTGTTATGCGCCTTGCTGCTTCCAACAGCATACGGGCTGTTTCATGCCTGTCCATCTTATCCATGGGTTGTTATCCTCCTATCAGTTTAGTTTCGGCTGCATCCAGTATGCGCTGCCACTCTACCTCAGTAAAGTAATCCTCCTCGTAATACACTCTGAAATCACCCTCAATCGTCCCAATTATAACATCAGAATCGACAGGTGGGTGGTTTAGTGTCTCTCTTACGCCCGGTATAATCTCTGCTTCAATCGTCAGCTGTATGCCCGGATAATCCCTATCGTCAAAGACATAACTAAATGTCGCCGTCAAAGTGTAACTCCTTTGCGTTGGTTACGTCTATGAATCCATTGTCTCTTTCTGCGATACCTGTCTTGTTGCAGTTGTTTGGGGTGACCGTCCTGTCTACTCTGTATGGCACAACCATTTCCCCCCGTGCATCTGCAATCTGTATAAGCAAGGTTCGATCCAACAGCTTAAAAGCGATAAACGAAGGAACGGACTGTATGCGGCTCAACTCAACTGTCTCTGATATCTTCCTGTGTGTGACTATAATCTCGTCGTTGTATTTATGGCTTAATGCTTTGCGTGTTATGTTGCGACACCTAACCTCAATCAACGCCACGGTCTTCTTGTCTCTGCAAGCCATGTAATCCACAACAGCCGTCTTGCCGCAATCAATCATCTCTACGCCATATTTACGCTCAATCAACTCGGCTACCTTGTGCTGGTTTTTTATGTAACCAATGCCTAATGGTGTGTCTGAGTTTAACATAAATCCTCCTTGTTTAGGATAGCATTTCTTCATCTGGAAGTAAGTTGCCTTTACGATCAAAGAATAGGAATCGACCCCATATTGCCCGCTGTGTCCTCCCGTCCATGAGGTCAATGTAGTGGTATTTAAGAGATGCTGTTTTTAGCGCCTCTCTTGACTCTGGTATCTCTTCATGCTGCAACGCTCTAATCTCTGCCATACGTCCCATAGTGCGCCTGTCTATAGCTCAGTAGATCCGAGGGGAAACAACAAGGCTATAGGTGTAGCCTGTTGTCCCATGCTCTTAGCTCAGTGAGTCGTCGGGTTTCTGTCGATCTGTGATAGCGTTAGATAGCAGCTTGCGAGTGCCCTGCCACGATGCCCAAGCCCCAACGCCGTCTTTAGATAGGGCGGTGGCGTATTCGTCCTCACGATACGCGCCTTCCTCGAAAAACGGTATGCAACCTTCCCAGCGTTGCCTCTTCCTCAAGCTCTACCGTAAACCAGTTACGGATGGATATTTTTTAGCTACTGTATTTTATAGATGCGAACTTCCGCTCGCGGGTGCTTCTTATCATAATCCTTTCTCGCTTCCAACTGAACGATCTGCACATCATCATCGTATGCAATGAAGTTCAGTGCATCTAAGATGCTTTTAATTAGGTTATCTAAATCTACTCTGCGTCGCGTTGACCGATAGAAATCAATCTCAACTCTGAGTGTATCACTGACGCGCTTTACGCCCTGCGACACGGCCTCACGGGCAACTAATTCTTCATAGTCCAGTGTGCGTTGCGGGGTGAATACACGCCTACGATAGCCCAGCCGGGGACGGCCCTTTGGTATTGGGTTGCCATTAACACAGAAAGAAAAGTCTGGGCATGGTGATGTGCTCAACTGTTAGACTCCCCAGAATAACAGTAAAACACTACACTGTGCGTATTGCATTGCAATTCCCCGCCCGCAGTATCTCTGCGGGTCTACAAGGCAATACAAGCGATTTTTCACCATGCCCAGATTCATTTTAGAACGGCAGATCGTCGGTATCTTCTGGTGGGTTATTTACGCTGACGGTCTGCACTTCCGCAGGTGGCTCTGGTGGTGGCGCTTCAATGTCACCCGTTGACATCTTCTCTATCACCATGTAACCAATGCCTTCGCCCGCAGGGGGGGTATCTATCTCTACACTCACGGGTGAGCTACTCATATCTACCCGCTGACGCTCCGCTGACATATACATAGACACAGCGACTTTCTCCCGCTCTGCCGCCGTGTAACTGTCGGGGCAAATACTCTCAGCAGCGTGGACAGCAGCGGCCATCATGCTTACAATCGAAGTCCACTTATCCTCCCCATCAGCCGGAGCCGCTTGGGGCGTCCGTTGCTGTGGCTGTGAGGGTTGCGCGGCAGGGGTTGAACCGTTGACGCCCAACGTCATCTCTATGTTGACGAATCCGTTTGAGGCGTCATCCCACTGGCGCATCTCCAGCGGGTAATCAGATCCATCTTGCTCCTTCTGCACTTCATATGTCCGGGCGTTGCGTTTGGTGATGCGAACGCGCCCACCACTTCCGGGCCAGTTGGCGGCGATGGCTTCGGCCAATGGTTTCGATGCGTTAATGCGACCTTCCTCGCAATCAAAGCGATAATACGGATCACCGCCCCGCTGCGACTCACACTGCGTCACATTGCCATATTTGAACGTAACGCTGGTAGGTGCGTTATCGCCAAACTTAATAGTGTTACTGTTCATGTGTCCTCCGCGATTTAGGGTAATCAAAACAACATGCAATCAAATATATCTACATATATGCCAATGTGCAAGGATTATTTGCGTAAAAAGTGGCAATCATTACGGTTTATTGCTATATTAGTGTGAATGCAATCAAAAACACAACTGCGCAATGCCTTCATAATTTTTGAGGAAAAGGCGCGAGCAATGTACTAAAAGCAATCAAATAGGAGTGCAATCAAGATGACTGTAACACTGAATAAAATGCGGATTGAGGCCCGCTTGAAGGAAATGGGCTTGAGTCAACGCAGTGCATCGGAGCAGATGGGTATGGGATACTTCCATTTCAATCGGCTGATGAATGGTGCGCCATTCTCATCAACAACATTGGGGAGAATATGCTCCAATCTAAAACTGAACCCGGAGGACTGTGTAACCCATGCAGAGTAATCAAAATGTAGATATGGTAACACCATACAAGTTACTGGCGGCCTCTGTAATCAAACAGGCCCTGCATGAATATCGCCGGACATTGGTGCGCGAGGCACTGGGGACTAATCGAACGGGCGAAAAAGTTTACGGCGTTAGGCGTGAAAGTTCTGATGAACTATGGAGATTCATAATCAATATGAAAACCCCATTCCACAGGTATTTGGATTTGGATGACGATGCCTATCATGCGATGGCAGAAAAGGCGAAATCAGACGCACAGATAGAAATAGATGGAATGCGTAACAAGAAGAGATATTCAGAACGTGGATGGAGAAAAAAGAAACCCCCCGAACCAGAGTAACTGGCCGAGGGGTCGCTTGTAACTGTCGGGCTGTTTTAGTCGTCGAACGTATAAAGCGATAATTCGTTAATCAATGCGTTGTATATTTCCCGATCCGAAGAATTGCCCTGCATCATGGGGTCATCCTCGCGGTGCAGAGGAAACCCGTCACGATCCAATAAGGTGGTTTCTCCGTTGCAATCAGCAATGCAGTAACTATCATGCGGCGGGCATCTATCCAATACTATAAACCAGTAGCGGGTAGTCTCGTTAGCCCAATCCTGCTCTTTATTGATAAACTCGACTTCCATTACATATTCCCCTCTCGTTTTGAGTGTGTGACCTGTCTCGTCAGTGCGCGGTGGTCAATCCAACGCAGACGCCCCGTAGGGCGTTTCGACTATGCGGCGGCTACCTCCCTATCAATCTTATATACATCGGGCCACAGCCATGCCCTGTAGGCCATAGCGTCAGCCAGTGCGATAAACTGCCGCACGTTTCCGTCATCATCTAACATATATACCCCATTGTCGCGCATCATAATCGAACCGTAAAACGCTTCAACTGGAAACTCGCGGGCTGTAACTGAGTTTGTAACCACGTTATTATTATCCATCGTTTTCATCTCCCATATTTTTTAGTGTGTTTACAATATCATCAAGCGTATAAAGGCGCTGAGTCGAATCCTCATCCACATCCCATTCCGGCATATGATCAACAAGTTGGTCAAACATATCACTATCGCGGCACTTGCGTTTCAGTAACTCAAACATCAACCCCGAAAATATAGTCGGGTCGTTGTCGAGTAACTGACACAGTAACATATGTATCTGTGCGCCTGTGCCGTCAACCATGCCCAGACATTTGCCATTGCCCCCATCATTACATTTCCCCATCGCCAGTAATACAAATCCAGACAAATCGCCGTGCTGTTCAACGAATTCATCAACATTCTCAATCAACTGATTTTTTAGGTTTCGCATTAGTATTCCTCCGGTAAAAGTAACGTGGTCGCGTGGCGTCTGCCCGTCGCGTCCTCTGCCTCTGTGATGATCCATAACTTGCCGCCATCGTAGGACGATACCAGACGGCTACCATTTTTCAGCGCCTCATCGTTGGCCCTGTCGTCTTCGGGTGGAACGTCCCCCCAATCGCCGTGCATGTGTCGGATGAGATAGTGAGCCATCTCGTCCTGCTCGTAGTTAGCAACAGCCCCCTGCGTTGCCGATATAGTTCCTAATCCTATCATAATAACCCCCGTGGTTTGGTGCGGCATCATTGCCGTATTGCTAATATAATAGCTAATCAAAAGGGTGTCAAGGAAAAGTTTAATCTAATCTAATCTAATCTAATCAACCCCAATCAAAGGCTAATCAAAGGCTAATCTAATCAACTGGGTGTAATCAAGTTGAGTGCAATCAAAGCCAATCAAAGCCAATCAAACGCAATCGAGCCAGTTACACGCCAGTTACAAGGGCGCATTGTAGCCAGTTACAAGCGAGGCGGCGCGGGCGGGCGCATAGGCGAACACACAAACGCCCCGCCGATAAACTCAGACGGGGCGTTTGTAACTGGTTGGGGCGGGTTACAGCGGGCGTTAGTCCATGCCTAGATCAGACGGTATACGGATACGGCGCCCGTGGCATAGCTTGCCGATCATTGCGTTTAACTCGTTTCTATCGGCTATATGATGCCCTAATGCATTGCAGATTGTAACTATATCGGCGTCGGTTAATGTGACCACGGCGCCGCCCGTTGTGCTATCGCTCGTCGTTTCGTTACTCATAGCATATACCCCTATTGATAATGTGAATCGGGCGCCGTATGCGCCCCGTCAGCCGGTCTCGTCAGCGGCGGGTGGCTACCCCAACCGGACGCCCCGCAACACCCCAACGGGGCGCTACGGCGGCGTTTCGACTATGCTATATCGTCAAGCAGTCCATTGGACGCCTCGACTACCCGCCGTAGTCCGTCGGCGGGCGTCGGGACATGGTCGACCGTTGGTAGTATTATATCAGCGCTAATATTGGCCTCATCTAATAACTGTTCAAAGTCGGGCGCTTGACCATATCCATAATAATCCGGCTCGACGTCGGCGGGTAGCGTTTCACACCATGCAAACTGTAACCGACGACACATGGCCGGGTGGGTTAGTGCAAACGCGACGGCATCGTAGTCGATAACGCCGCCCGCCCGCTTTATAGTTACCTCATTTAATAGCGCGCTTTTTTGACGACGGACGGCGCCCATATACGCCCGTATTTCTACACTATAGCCCGCCGCCTCTAGTGCTTGACACGCCGACAAGATACCCGCGCCCGCATTAACAAACGAGCGGGCGTTAACATTGCACGACATAGCAACCGGAACAGCTATACTGACAACGGGCGCGGGCGCCTCGTCGTCAAGAGCTAGCATATTGTACGGATCGCCCATCAGATACGCGCCGACGTCCGGCGCCGCGCCGACGACGTCGTGCACTAGCTCGACGCCGCAGTTACTCCAAGATTTATTTGCGGCGCCCGTCGCGTCGAGTAACTGCTCACGCCCCGCCGACCAACCAAAACGAGCAAGCTGTAAAGCGCCATCGTAACCCGCGCCCAGATCCCAAGACTCCGACGCCGTATTACTGACCGACGAGTCTTGTTCCCAGTTACGGGGCGCCGTTTCGATATAGTCGAGTAACTCGTCGTAACCGTACGACGCCTGTATTATTTTACGCGCCATTATTGCACCTCGTTATTTTCGCTACCAGTTACGATATGCTCACCTATACGGCGCCATGTTCCGTCGTCGATACCCGCGCCGCAGATTAGTTTTATGTCGTCAGACGTTACTCGATACCCACCCTCGATCAGCTTGACTATGCGACGCCCCGCCCGCATACCAACGACATGGTTAATGTTTAACTCCTCGACAGCGCGACGGATACGGCGCATATTGCCGATAAACTCAGTACGGTCAGCGCGGCGGGTATCGTCTGATACATTAGACCGACGGCGCATAACCTTTTTAATGCGCCGTTCACGCTCGTTTACCGTTTCGGCGTCGGGCTCGACGCCTAAAATGGCTGACTCGAATACCTCGTCGTAGTTCATAGCTAATTGTACAAATCGGTCGAGCGTCGCGCCGTCAAGCGCGTTACGTCCGACATACGTACGGTCAGCGCCCCGCCCCCACGTGTTTGCCGACGCGACGATTAAACACGAGGGGTGTAATTCTATCGACTCGCCGCCGGGTAGCGTTAGGCGTCGGTTGTCGAGCGCCTCATGTAATACCGTTAATGCTTTGGGTGAGCTACCATCTACCTCATCGAACAAAAACACGCCGCCGTTCTGACAGAATCGTGAGAAAGAAGTCTCCACCCGATCTCCACTTGCGGAAATAAATCCGGTTAGCTCATACGGCGTCTGGCAAGCGCCGACACTGTAATAGTCAAGACCTAACAGATCAGCGGCGGCGCGTACGGCGCTTGTTTTGCCGCTACCCGCCGGGCCAATGAGCGCAACGTTTTCGCCAAGTGACAACCATTTGAAAAGCGAATAGAAAACCTCGTGCGGCGGGTTGTCGTCGCTGATTTCTTTTAGGCGCTCAACTATGCCGTCGTCGTTGGGCGTGTCAATTTTTGGGTTGCTGAACGTCGCGCCGTTATTTTCGGCGGCGGCGGCGGCGGCGTTAGCTATCCAGTCATTGCGCTGAGTTACGACGTCGGTATAAGTATCGTAACCCGCGCCGCTAAGAATTGTATCTACGGCGCCTATTGTGGCGTCGTTGGTGGGCGGCGTCGCGGGCGTCGGATCCGACGTTGCGGGCGCCTGTTCGGGCGTCTGTTCGGGCGCCTCGTGCGCCGTTTCGGCGGCGTCCGTCGTCGTCGTCGTCGTTTCCTCGTCGGCGGGTACTCCCTCAGCAAGGGCGCGTTTGTGGTCACGGTATTTTTGCATATAGTGCCTATTGCAATAGTACCCCTCGTTACCCGCGCCGACGCCGTCGGCCTTACCCTCTTTCGTTGCTTGTTCGGTACACCCGTCGTGCTGGCATAGGCTCGACCAAGAATTGCGGCTCATAATATGTAACTCCATCGTAAAAAGTGAAAAGTGAATGCGGGCGCCTCGTGCGCTCGACATAGATAATATATATAGATATATAGCAAGATGCAAGCAATTAATACATATAAATATGGCTATAAATGCGGGCGCGTGGGCGTTAGGTGCACAGATGTGCACACCTTTTGAGACATAGCTTAAAACGTCCTAAAATGGCCTTCTAACGCGTTTGGAGCCGTAAAGGTGTATCCAGTCCAGTTACACGGCGTTTGGCGATTCTGAGCGATTCACTATACACTTGTGCACTACTTTTTTAGGCATGTTATTTGCTTGCTAAAAAAGAGTATATATTTGGGCAGGTATCTACAGAAGGCCCGCAGGGCAGCGGGGGGAGCTGCTCGAACATGGGCACGGACAGCGGGCCACAGGCTGCGGGCATGTAGGGGGCTGTGCATGGTAGCTGTTATGGGGCCGGGGGATACCGGAACAGGTGCACGGCTGCCATGCCTAATCAGATTTTCACAGGGGGCAGGGGGCCGCTGGTAGCAGGCTGCCCCATAGGCTGGCCTGTGGTCTGGCCCCTGCTGGCTGTGGGGGGCCGTAGCTGGCTACACTTGGCCGGGCTGGCGTAACTGGTTACAGGGCAACGGGTTACGGCTGGCGGGCGGGCGTGCTGGCGCTGGTTGGTTTACATAACCAGATTTATGCGAACCGACCCGGCCCCGCCTAAAAACGAACCGAACCCGCATATACTCACCCATGTATGGCCGTTGCAGCCACCAATTTTTCAGAAATTGACAACTCGACCAGCCACATGGCGCTGGCTGGCTTGGTGGCAGTGGGTGGTAGGTGGGTGGTGGGTGGTGGTAGTAATGGGTGCTGGCTGCTGGTGTACGTACGTACTGGTTGGCTGGCTGTGTACTGCTGGTACTGCTGGTTGGTTGGTAACTAATACATCGGTGAGCGTTTGTAGTTGGCAGAGCTTGACCAAGCCTTGGTCTTACCCTGCCACTCTATGCTGTTGGGATTTTCTGGCTAATACATCGGAGCCGCGCCCGCAACTGGCATCCATCGCTTTGCACAGCGACTGTGGAGTGAGTGGCGCTTTTTACCCCGTGCAAGGAGCCGTAACAGGAATTGCCGCTTTCGCTTTAACCTTGGCCGTATGTACGATTGCCTCACCCGGTCGGCCACTTCTACACAGCACCCCGGTCGCGCTTTAATGTCCCGATGCTGTGTGTGTATATAATACTAAAGTTACCTCCCTGCCGTCAAGGATAAAAACGCGGAATTCTAAAAAAAACGTGTCATTCTCATAAATAAATATTATTATGTAAACCAATGCATCTTGCACTAGCCAATACTTTTGGCACTTATTGCACTTATTGCAGTTAATTTGGGGGGTGGTGTACACTGAAGTGAATAGTATGGAGTGCTTAACTACTTAAGTTACTGTTTATAAACATCATTTACATACTATTCATCAGTGACAAGTATGGGCCATACTTTCCATACTATTCAAACTTTGCACATGAAAAGTATGGAGATCGCTTGACATATTTTTATGATTGTGTGATATTGGGCTTATGGTTATAGATTATTCAACGCAAGAATGGCCTAAAGACCGCTGGCCCAATTTTAGCCCAGATGAGCTTCGCTGCAAGGAAACGGGCGAGTTGGTGCTATGCGAAGACATGATGGATGCGCTACAGCAACTACGTTGGTCGCTGGGTTCGCCCCTTGTAATTACATCCGGCTATCGCAGTCCTAAGCATAGCATCGAAGCGGCTAAGATTGCTAAAGGTGGCCCCGGTGGGGCGCACACTACAGGAAAAGCGGTCGATATCGCCTGTGATAGGGCGTTTGCTTACCAAGTGCTGTCATCGGCGCTGCGGGCCGGTTTTACAGGCATTGGCATTCAGCAAAAGGGCGATGGGCGTTTTCTCCACTTGGACTACATCCGACCCGGTGACGGGTTTCATGTGCCACGTCCGTCCATCTGGAGTTATTAATGGCAAAGAAGGCGTTTTGGGACAAGAAGAACCCACGCAAGAAGTCGAAGACGCTAACGACCAAGCAAAAGGCTGCTGCCAAAGCACGCGCAAAAAGGGCTGGCCGTCCGTATCCAAACATGGTAGACAACGCCGCTGTAGCGCGAAAAGCAAAAAAGAAAAAGAAGTAAATGGCTCTATCTGAGTTACAACAGCAAGCAGTGCAACTTGTATTATTAGACCGTTGGAATCCCAAATTGGCAAATGATAAGATTGCCAAGACGTTGGGTGTAGATAAAACAACGGTGTTTCGCTGGCGCAAAAACGAGGAATTTAAAAAAGCACTGCAAAAAGAGCTGGAACGTGACCGGGCTGACTTTGATGATATACCGTTGGCTTGGCGCAAAAATCGCGTGTTGTCACTTGAAAAGCTGTATCACAGCATACCAGAAAAACGCGTTGCGTTAAAATTAAGGGTATTGCGTGAAATACGCGAAGAAGTGGGTGATCATCGGATACAAGTGGATCACACCATAGAAGTAAAAGGGGCCAATCTTCCTCCGCGCGCTGAGTCCTATGAGGAATGGCTCAAACAGAATGAGCAGATGGTAGAAGCGCAATACAGTGTAGATGAGGCTGCCGGATGAAAGTAAGACGCTTGCCCGATGCAGGGCCAACGCATCATCGGCAATATATTAACAGTAAGGGCAGTTACATTAAAAATGGTCGAACCAGTTTGCCAAGTCGTACGGATTCGCGGCATCCTATGATTGTTTCGTCATGGGCTACATTGCACCGCGAAACCAATCGCAAAAGCTTTCACCCTTGCCGGGGCAAGTATAACAAACAATGACGTGGAAACCGCAACCGGGGCCGCAAGAAAAGGCCATACGCGCTTCGTTTGTCAACGAGCTGTTTTTTGGCGGCGCTCGCGGTGGTGGTAAGTCTGAGTTTTTACTGGGTGATTTCTTAGCGGACGTAGACACCTACGGTGAACACTGGAAGGGTGTGTTGGTTAGGCGTACCTACCCAGAGTTGGACGAAATTATTGATCGCTCTCGCCAAATTTTTCGAGATGCGTATCCAGATGCCGAATACAAGGTTGGCACACACCAGTGGAATTTTAAAAACGGCGCTACGCTGAAGCTGCGTCACTTGGAAAACGAGGCCGATGCCGACCATTTCCAAGGCCAGCAGTATACATGGATCGGCTGGGACGAGCTAACGTCTTGGACGGACATGAAAGCGTATCACAAGCTAAAAGCCTGTTTGCGAACGGGCGCAGCGGAAGTGCCGACCAAACGTATACGAGCCTCTGGCAACCCCGGTGGGCCGAATCACAACAACGTCAAGAGTTACTTCATTGACTCGTCGGAAGAATCTACCGTTATTACGGGTGACGATGGCATGACGCGGATGTATATCCGTAGTCTTGTAACTGACAATAAGATTTTACTCCAGCGCGATCCGGGTTACATTAAACGGCTTGAAGGCGTTGGTGACGAGCAACTGGTCAAAGCGTGGTTGGAAGGCGATTGGGACTCCTTCGTCGGCCAATATTTTACTAACTGGAACGAGCCGCGCATACTCGTCAACAGTTTTGAAATACCCACGCATTGGCCGCTTTTTGGCGCGATGGACTACGGTGAGGCTGCTCCAACAAGCTTTGGCTTATATACGGTTGATTACGACGGCAACGTGTATCGCATCAGCGAGTATTACCGGGCCAACGCCACGGCATCGCAACACGCAGCCAACATCGTGGAGATGATCGAAAGTTGTCCGTTTACGGGAGGTCGTTATCCACAGGCAACGTATTGCGACCCGTCGATGTTTGTCAAACGGCGCTTGAGTGAGGTGATCAACCACTCGCCAGCCGATGTGTTTGCCGAAAACGGCATCTTTTTGACGCGAGCCAACAATGACCGTGTAACGGGATGGCGTGTAGTCAACGACGCGCTGATAAAAGAGCAGTTGTATGTGTTTAACGGTTGGAACGATGCGCTTTGTCGCACGATGCCAGCCCTGCCGCGCAGCAGCAAGAATCCAGAGGATCTGGACACTACGGCAGAAGACCATGCAGCAGACGAGCTACGCTACGCGATGATGCACGTTTATCGGCCTCACAAACAGGCTGATGAAATGCCTTACGAAGGCACAGGACAAGAAGCGTTAGATATGTTGGACATGGGCTATGGCAGACGCAATGGGCGGTATGCCACGGCCTAACACAGTGGTCGGGGCGCAGATGCGTACTGGCCCAAACTTAGGAGCAGGGACGATGAAGGGTTTCAACGGCACACCGACTACGACCAAGCCGAACAAGTCTGTCAAAGGCAGCGCAGTCAAACCCAAGGCGGCTGGTTCAGACAACATGAAGAAGAGCGGCAAAGGCAAGTAGGTTGAAGCAACGCGAGATAGAATTCTGGCAAGGCGCTATAGAAAATAGCCGCAAATACATGCGGCAGCGCCATAAAACGTGGAGGCGGTTACTCAAGACGTATGAGCTTGATTTTGACGTGCCGGGTCTGGACGATGATAAGATCGTTAAGATCTCACGCATGTATCCGCTTGCCCGTCAAATCATTGCCAGCGTCTCGTTTAACTACCCGCACGTTTTCTTCAAGGTTGAGGAGCCGGGGCGTGAGTTTGCTGCTGAAATATTAGAGCGTGTAGCCAACGCAGCGTTAGAGCAGATGGACGCCAAGCGCGAGGTGCAACAGGCCATATTTGATGCACTCTTTTGTAGTGTGGGCTGGCTCAAGTTTGGCTACAACCCACCCGGTGACAAGGACATTGTTGCGCCCTACACGATCAACGACGAAGCCGAAAACGACTTCCCGTACGTACATCGTGTATCGCCATTTAATATCTACCTCGATCCACTAACGCCTCCGCACAAGATGTCTTCTGCGCGGTATATCATCGAGAAGATGATTGTGCCGTTGGAGTTTGTGCGCGAAGACTCACGCTTTGTAAACCGCCGTCAGATACAACCAATGTCGGACGACGGCTCGCAAGACACGTTTCTCTATGAAACGCAAGACGCTGAGTATTCGGACGAGCATGATGCAGTTACATCGGCTAAGGTGCGAGGGCAAATGGTCTGCCTGTATGAGGTGCATGACCGTTTACATAAGAAGCGCATTACGTTCGCTGACGGCGTTACTGAACCCATCGAAGAAGTGGACCACCCCATGCTTGCGATGGAGCCTGTGACGCAGCCAGATCCATTTACGGGCGAACCAATGATGACGGGTGAGTTCCAACCTGCTGGTGGGTATCTGGTAGACGGCGGTTTCCCGTATCATGCCATTAAGTTTGATCAGACGGAAAAGAGTTTCTACGGCGAGCCGCCCATGGCCTACGTCGAAGATACGCAGAGTCTGATTGTAGAGTCGGTATCACGCAGGGCAGACTTGCTCAAGCGTTTTCAGCGCATTGTGCTTGCCTCTCGTAGAGAGCGCGAAGCTAACCAAGACATAGGCGATACGCTAGAGTCGGGCCGCGATGGTGAGATCATCTGGGTTGAAGATCCCAACACATCCATGCGCGAGATGAATTTCGGCAACCCACCGCCCGATCAGCTTGGCATTGAGTCCGATGCGCGTAGCTACGAAGAGCAAAGCCTCAACGTCAGTCAGCTGGCGATGGGAGGTGGGCCTAAGGTTACTGCCACACAGGCCAGCTTACAGGCATCGTTTAGCCAGATCAACCGCGAATGGATGCAGCAGTCGGTAGCTAACGCCTATCGCTCTATTGTGCGTAACACACTGCGTATGATGGCCGATGACCGTTACACGCCAGAGCAGTTTTTGGTCAACGTAGCGCGAGACACTGAAGATCCGGTCTACGAGGCGGTCACGGCAGACCTATTGCGCGTTCGATACAAGATTGAGATCAACGCAGGGTCGATGCAGCCACTGACCGAGCAGTTAGAGCGCCAAGATGCGTTACAGCTGTTCAACTACACGATCAATCTGCCAGAAATTAACCGCATCGAAGCTATTAAGGGGCTGTTGTCCACTTTTAGAGTGCAAGACCCCGAAAAATATCTTGGCAACCAAGAAGATGGCGATACGATCAAGGCGGCTAACCTCGAAAACGTGGCCTATTTAATAAATGGCGGTGATCCGGGCGTTACGCCGAATGAAAATCACCAGTTACACATACAAATACACGGCCAGATACAGCAGTTGCCGCAGTTTCAGCAGCTTCTACCGCAACAGCAGCAGCAAGTGTTGCAGGTTGTGCAAAATCACGTTGGTCAGCACCAGCAGTTCTTGCAGCAGATGGCCCAAGGACAAGCACCATCAGCTCCAGCTGGGTCAGACCGCTCTGAAAGCGAGGGCAGCATTATTTCGTTAGTGCGGAGCCAAGCGCAAGAGGTCAGCCAACAGTTACAAAACGCACCGGGGCAGGGATAGGCCATGGTTTTTCACGATTACGAATGCAAAGAGTGCGGCCATCGGCAAATAGATGTGCCGTCAGCCACCCATGCCCAGATACAACGCATTTTGCCCTGCACAGAATGCGATGGCACGGCGCGGATGATTTTTGTAACCAGCAATTTTATCCATAATTCGCACTCTGGCATGTATGGCAAGTTCCACGCTGGATTTGGACAAGTTGTTGAGTCATACAGCCATAAACAAGAACTGTTGAAGAAATACAACGTGACCGAAAGCGCCGATAGTGTCGGTGGCTCACGGAATCACATTAGCTCTGATGTAACTAACCCTGCTCCGCGCAATACCGACCCAGCCTCGTTTGGGAACACGCCCGAAGAGGCCGTCGCTGCTGCGGAACAGGCTTATAACGAGGAGAACAAGTAGGTATGTCCGAAGCGATTCTGGATCTAGACTCCAGCGCAGACGACTCGTCACCCGTAGCAGATTCATCTACGGAACAGTCGGCCAACACGGTCGAGTTGTTCACGGATGACACGTCTGCTCCGGCACGGTCTGATAGCACTGGACACTCTGACAGCGAAACGTCGGATTTCAACCCGGAACAGCACGATTGGCTGAGAGGCGATATCGAAGCTGTCCCAGAACAATACAGGGGCTTAGTCCCGTTAGCAAAAAACCTACAGGCGCAGTTTACGCGCACGCAGCAAGACCTTGCTGAACAGCGTCGTCAGTTACAAGAGCAGCAGGGCCAGTGGGCAGACCGCCTACAGCAAATGGCCGTGCCGCAACAACCGCAGATTGATCCCATACAGGAGATGCGGCAAAACCTGTCTGAAGAAGACGCCCGTGGCATTGATGCCGTCGAGCAGATTATTCAGCACAGGGTCGGCGCTCAGATGCAAGAGATGCAAAACCAAGTCGCGCAGCTACAGCGGCAGCTGTCGTATGCAAACCAGTATGTCCAACACCAGCAAACCAGTTACATCGGAACGCAGGTGGAGGAAGCGCGGAATGAGTATGGCAGTGACTTGGATGGCTACACCGAACAGATTGTTGCTACGGTGAAGATGAATAATCCGAACACGGGGCAACCCTATACGGTGAAAGAAGCCTACGAGCTACACGCAGGTATTACCGCTCAGAAAGCAGCCCAGCTGCGCGAGAGCGATACACAGGCGCGTAGGTCGAGTAAACGTGCTGTGCGGTCTACGCCAGAGGTTGATGCTAGTGAGGATACTGGCCCTATATCCGATAACGAGGTGTTGTCGGGTTTAGCCAACTTAGGGTTTGATTAGAGGATAATTCACCATGGCAGCGACCAGTACGACCGAAACTTGGGACGCCGCATGGACGCTAACGATGCGAGCCAAGCGCAAGGAGTTGACCGACAACTTCTTCGACGCTTATCCCACGTTAGATATGTTCAGAAGCGGCGGTGCGCTTGTCACCGAAAACGGCGGCAAGGAAATTCAGTGTGACCTCATGTATTCGGGCAACAGCGCCCAGTACTTTAGCGGTTACGATGTCCTAAATACGGACGCCGTAGACGGCATCACGGCAGCGTTTTATCCGTTCCGTTATGCAGCAGTACCTATTACGATCAACTACACCGAGGAAATGGAAAATCGCAAGAGCGATTCAGCCATGAAACTGCTGGAAGCCAAGACTCGTCAGTCTATGCTGACCTTGCGCGACCAGATCAACTCCTCGCTCTACAGCGCCCAGACGGGCAAAGCACCTTTGGGTTTCCAAGACATCATTGCGGATGATCCGGCCTCTACGCCTACGACGTTGGGTGGTATCACTGTTAGCGGCAATAGCTGGTGGCAGAACAAGTCCAACAATGCTACGTCGGATACGTCGTTCAAGACCATCACTGGAACGAACTTCTACGAAGGTATGCTCCGCATGGCTTCGACGTGGAACGACGTTTCTGAGGGCAATGAGCAGCCTACCAATATCTTCACGACGAACGACATCTACGCTTCGTTTGAAGAAATCTTTGAAGGCACGGGTTACCAGCGTTTGAGCGCCAATGACGCTCCGGGCGTTGATGGCCGTCTGCCTTCGTTCCGTGGCATTCCGGTGCAGTATGACCGCGATTGCGCTTCGGGTAAAATGTACTTTCTGAACACCAACTACTTGAAGATGCACATGCAGTCTGGCATGAACTTCGCCAAGACGCCCTTCAAGGAGCCGTCAAATCAGATGGCAAAGGTTGCGTTTATCGTAGTCGGTCTTCAGATCACGACCAACAACCGCCGCCGCCAAGGCGTCATTTACAACGTCACGGCTTAAGGGAGGGTTAAACAATGGCAATTTTACACGCTTCGCCAACGACCACTTCCGCTACGGATGATCATGGCGTTGGTAACATTTTTGATAGCCCCGATGGCAAGAAGTATAAGTGGGTCAAGGTCGTTGACGTTGACCTTGCTGTTGGCTATGTGGTAACTCCGGCTAGCGTTGATGGCACGGAAGTGACTGCTGACCGTGACGGTTCGCAGCTTGCTCTCCGTGGCGTCGGCGTAGCACTTGGCACGGTAGACATTTCTGAAACGCCGTACTGCTTTGTGCAGATCGCTGGCGTAGTAGATGTCTTCAGTGACGGATCTGTTGCTGCTGGTGAAGCTGTTGTTGCTGATTCAGCAACGGACGGTTTGGCCGACACGATGGCTGACGGTGAAGAGGAGCAGGTGTTTGGGTTTGCGCTGGAAGCTGATTCTGGCTCGCCTGTTACCTGTGCTGTTTACTTGGTGGGCTGCTACTAGTAGCGCCACAGGAATTAACCTAAGATGGTGGTGGGGTTGGCAGGTCAAAAGGTTGGCACACCTTTAGCCTGTTACCTCACCACTATCTAACATTTAAAGAGGATAACCATGGCAAAACGTATGCAGCAGCATACCCTGTCAGCAGAAGTAGCAGAAGCGGCATCATCGACTACACCCGTAAAAGAAGAAACGGCTAGCGTGACGCCAGATCAGATTGCCCAACTGATTTTGAAGGGCAGCGACGATACGAAAGAAGCAATTCGCAAGGCGCTCGATCTGGACAAGACGCACACCCGTCAGCGCCGATCCAAAGTCACCAACAGCCAAGTGCGGAATCATGTTAGGGCTGTAGGTGAGGTAACACACGAACCTAGTTTCATACCCGACCCGCCATCGCGCATCACGGATCGTGGCCCGGAAGCTGTTCGCATTTGGACAGACCGCTGGCTAGAAAACAACGGAGACAACCTCTCTGAATACGATCTGGATCAGATAACGGCGGGTGCTGAGATGTAAATGTCGGAAACCGTAGGGCAGATAAACGCTGCTACATTCTTTGGTGATGCTGCACTATTTGGCGCTCTTGAAACAAATAGTGGCAAGTTTGAAACATTAGAAGCAGACACCGTTACGTTTGGTGGATCGTTTACTGTCCCATCACTGACTACTGTAGAGCGTGATGCGCTTACAGCGGTCAACGGAATGCTGGTCTACAACAGCACCGACAATAAATTTCAAGGGTATGAAGACGGCGCGTGGGTTGATATGAGGGCTGCCGTTTTAGGATGACCAACATTGAAGTCCTACAGATTGCCTTACGAAGAGTAGGTCTAAACACCACAAGCTCGACTTTCAAAGACAGTGCGCGTGACTACCTCAATATGGTGGGCCGCGACATACAAAGTCGAGAACAATGGAACTGGCTGTTTACGTCCTCTACGTTTACTACCGTAGCCGACACGCAGACCTACTCGCTCGCCTCAGACGTGCTGACACCGTTGTCGTTTCGCAACGTCACGGAAAACCACGTCATTATCATCAAGTCTACCCAAGACATTGATGCAGCTGACCCGGATGCCAGCATTGATGGCGATCCTCGCTGGGTTGCCATCAATGGCATTGATGCAAGTGGTTCAGTGCAGGTGTCGCTCTATCCTACGCCCGACAGTGCTGATACTATCGGGTATCGCTACTACCGCGAAATACCAGACTTTACAGAGGCTGAAGACAACAACAGCCTCGATCCGTATTACCCCCTCGTTATACAGCCAGCACTCATACATGGCATCACGTCGCTCTACAAGCAAGAGAAGGGCGATGAACAGGGCGCTGCGATAGATCGCAATGAGATGGAGCGCGTTATTAGCGTGGCCTCTCGCCAGAATGCAGCCATACAGGGCAACCGCAAATACCGTATGCGGAGGAGCGACGACCAAGTAGCGGGTCAGTTTAGTTACTCTCCGACAGAGGGGTCGTTGTCCTAATGCCAATAGCTGCACAGTCACTGCGCCTCGGCCCTTGGAGAGAGGGCGTCAATTACAGTCTGCCAGCCGAAGATATTGGCCCGTCCGGCCTGTATGATATGGCAAACTGCACGGTGGGTTTGGCAGGTGAAGTGTCTAAGCGTAAGGGGTTCGAGAAATACAATAGCTCCGCAATGAACAGCGGCGCGACAGTAACGGGCTTGGGGCAGGTTGCACTACAGGGAACAGAAAAGACCTTTGCTTTTTGCGGTGACAAATTCTTTGACGTAACAGGCGGCACGGCTACGGATCGCACGGGCAGCACGACCATCACAGCAGGGAATGATTACACTTGGCAATGGGTGTTGGCTGGCAATACGCTGGTGGCTGTCAATGGGCAAGATACGGACGCGATTAAGTGGACGGGTGCTTCTAATAACGCAGCAACACTTGATGATGATGCGCGGTTTACTAAGCCCAAGCACGTTGCTTTCTGGGAAAACCGTCTATGGATGGGCAACACTGATGGTTTATCTGATAGGGTCTGGAGGTCTGAAGCTGGTGACATAGAGCATTGGCAGGCACATAGCTTTTATAGTATGGGCTATGATGTAACTGGGTTACAGCCATTCCAGAACACGTTGGCGATACATACCGAATATGGTATACACACGCTGACGGCTACGGGTAACTCAACGATACCATTCCAACAGCAACAGCGCACACAGCGCGGCACAGTAGCAGGGCGCACGATAGTTACAATACCGGGCGAGCGTCAGATCTTCCTTCGCGAAGATGGTATCTACCAATGGACGGGAGGGCCAGCGGTAGAAAAAATCAGCTTCGCGTTGGATGATCGCTACTGGTCAAATCTCAATACAGCACGATTGAAATATGCCTTTGCGCTGTATTACCCAGCTGAAGAGCAGATCTGGTTCTTTCTGCCCTATGGTGCATCTCAGACCACTATGAACAGCGTGGTTATTTACAGCAACCGCCTTAACTGCTGGTTTGGCCCCTATAACAACTTTACACGCAATGCCGCTGCCATCATAGACGAGATTCCTCACGCAGGTGATTTCGCTGGCTACGTCATGAAGCATGAGACGGGTGACAACGACGACGGGACAGCTATACAAGGTTTCTTTGAGACTGCAAACATTGCGCCCCTTGGTGACAGTGTTCAGTGCCGTTGGCTGTATAACCGGACGCTGTTTGATAATACCGGTGACTTTGATCTCAGCATCACGCAGAAGGCCGCTAGCATCGTTTCTAACGTCGAAACGATCACGATGGGTAATCTGGGTGCTACGCTGGATGTGACGTTTACACTGGACACTTCTGTGCTACAAAGCGATGTAAGCGCACTAACTACAGACAGCGATCTGTTTGGGTATGATCCACGCACCATGTTGCGATTTTCCAATTTTAACAACGACGAAACATTTACCATTCGCCGCACAAATTTGCAATACAGGCCGATTGGGTTGACGCGCAAACGCACGACGGGAATTGAGTAATGGCATTTAGTAGAGAATTTGCGGGGGGCAGTACATCAAGGAATAGACGACGCACGACCCGATACACAGACCCCTATGCCGCCGCCGCAGCGGCACGGTCATCACAGCGGTCAGCGCCACAGCGCTACACCAACCCGTTTGGAAACAAACCAGCCAACCAGCCTCCGCAAGATCCGTTGGTGTCAGCCATAGCAGGTGGCTCAACGGGTGGCGGCTTCAATGATACAATTACGCCAACGGGCATAAACACGAACGCCTCTGGTGCGTTCCAAGAGCAGACGCAGGGCAAGACGGCCAGCGGAGGCCCTGTCCCATTTAATCAACCGCCGCCGCCTCCACCGCCGCCGCCCATGTCAGCAAATGATTATTTCGCGCTCTCAAGCGGTGGCGTAACTACACCTGCGCCAAGTCAAACACGGGTGTTGCCGCAGGGCAATATGACCCCAGAGCAGTATAGGCAAGCGTCTCAGATGAATAGCGGAATCACGGGCGTTCAGCCGCAAATGAGCGCGAGTGATTATTTCAGCATGACGGGCAGTGGCAATCGTCCAGCAAACCAACCATTTAATGATACTGTAACACCTACTGGTAGATCTACAGAAGTTTCAATTGCAACACCAAGGGACATACCTACGGTGTTTGATCCTTATGCAAGTGGGACAAGTACTCCGAGAACCGAAACTCGATCTGCTCCTTTTGATCCCTATGCAAGCGGAACAAGTACTCCAAAGGTTGAGACTCCTCGACCTACGGTGTTCGATCCTTACGCAAGCGGAACAAGTACCCCCAATAATACTTTTGACGATACAGTTACTCCTACTGGTAGGTCTACAGAAGTTCCAGTTGTAACGCCAAGAGACACACCTACGGTATTTGATCCTTATGCAAGTGGGACAAGTACTCCACAGGTTGAGACTCCTCGGCCAACAATGACCGCAGATGACTATCGGAATATTCTGCGCGGTGAGACACAGGGTATCCGAGATTCCATAGTTACAGCGGACGATTACAATAGGCTACTTAGCGGTCAAGGTGATCGCATTGTAGATGCAATAAATCAAGGCAGAATGACCGCAGATGACTATCAGAGCATGTTGCGAGGTGAAACGCAAGGAATAAGAGATTCAATAGTCACAGCGGATGACTATAACAGGTTGCTTAGTGGAGCGGAAGATCGCATAACAAGCGCGATTAATGCAGATCGGATGACCGCCGATGATTACCAAAATATCTTGCGCGGCGAAACTCAAGGTATCCGAGATGCCATAGTTACAGCGGACGATTATAACAGGCTACTTAGCGGTCAAAGTGATCGTATTGTCGAGGCGGTAAATCAAGGTAGAATGACCGCAGATGACTACCGGAATATTCTACGGGGTGAGACACAGGGTATTCGAGATTCCATAGTTACGGCAGACGATTACAATAGGTTGCTCAGTGGTGCGGAAGATCGTATAACCAGCGCGATTAATCAAGACCGCATGACAGCAGACGATTATCAAAATATTCTACGGGGCGAAACACAGGCCATACGGGAAGCGATAGACGCTGATAAAGTCACTGCTGACGATTATGCTCGTATACTTAGTGGAGAATTAACAGCGCGTGATGAAAGACTGGCCCAAGAACGTCAAGCAAGGGAAGCTGCTGAAGCACAAGAAAGAGCAGCCCAGCAAGCGATAGAAGATCGTATGAATTTACAATTCAACAACAGGCTTGCCGAAACTTTAAGGAGTAGACAGCCTGTAAGACAAATAAGAACCGCAGATGATTACCGTAATGTAAGCACAGGTAAAACCCTATTTGAACCACCCGAAATTCTTGAAAGGTTTGATGTTGACCAAGACCTTGAAAAGCAATTACGCGAACAATCGGATATGGCTGCAAGGCAGGGCAGTGACTTAACGACATATACAGCAGAAGACGCTGACTTGTCGTTTACTGTTGACCCTAATACTGGTTTGCGAACATTTGCTGGCGCGTCTCAGTTTAATCCCAATGCCGTAGGGTTAGATGAAATAGGAGATGATCAAGATGAAGGTCTTGAGACATTCGCTGCCCGTGGGTCGCGCTACAACAGAGGCGCAGAAAAGTTACGCAGACAAGCAGACAAACAATTATCTGGAACATTACAAGATCGTTTAGAGCAAGCATATTTAGGCCGTATTGATGCTGCTGATGACCCGATTCTTGCATCGCAGATCGCTGACCAGCAACTACGCCAGCAAGAGGCTGAAAAAGGGCTGATAGAGCAGCTTTCTCGGTATGGAGTGCTGCGTGGGGGCGGCGATACGGCAGCTACGCTGTCACGTTTAGCTGAAGGCAACGAACGCAACCGATTGGCATTAGAGGCTGCTGCTGCACAGCGTAGACAGGGCGATCTACGCGATGCGTTGGCTTTTGATCAAGCACGGTCATCTATAGATATAGCACAGCGCGGTCAATCGTTAGAAGAGCGCCTTGCAGCAGATCGACTCTTAGATACGGCATTAGGACGCGATGTTACACGCGCTGATGTGACAGGTCAATTTAGAGACATCACATCGCCTACGGGTTATAGGGATACACTGGCAGCGCAGCGACTGCGCCAGCAAATGGAAATAGAAAGACGCGCACAAGATTTGAGAGAAGATATTGGGGCGCAAGATATAGCCACAAGCCGATTAGGTCGTGATGTAACAAGAGCAGGTTTGACGGGCCAGTTTAGAGATGAAACATCACCTACAGGTTTTAGTGATACATTAGCAGCGCAAGAGCAAGCGTTGCGTATGGATTTGGCAAGGGCTGGTGTAACAGGTCGTTTTGAAGGCAGTATGACCGCAGACGAACGCGATAGGGATTTGGCTCGTCGCATATCTGAGGCGGGTGTAACTGGCAGGTTTGATACAGAAAGAAAGGGTATAGGCACGGTAGACACCATTCAGCGGCAAGCCATTGAAAGCAGTCTCCAGAACGAGGCGCTGAACCGCGCACTGAGCAGAGCTGGCGCTACGGGCCTCTTCCGCGAAGAGGGTGACACGGGCGCTGGCACAGAGACGCTGGAAAGCCGCCTACGCACTGCTGGTTTACTTGGACAGCTATCGGGTGTTGATGCTGAAGGAAGACCAGTAACTGCGCCAACATTGGCCGGGCAGCAAGCCGATATGGACAGAATAGCTGCTGCTATTGCCGCAGTTGATTCTGATCTTGGCACAACTTCTTTAGCCAACCTATCACAATATTTATTAAACAACATAACAGATCCAGCGTTAGCACAGAGCATTTTCAGTGACCTAACTGATACCACTATAAATGTTGCAGACATAGAAGAACGATACGGGTCTGGTGTAATAGATAGAGTGCAAGGTGAGGGCGGTACAGTTACGCTTACTTTAGCTGATGGAAGCACTGTTGTGGTAGACAGCCGTGGCGGTGAAACTTATGAGGGGCCAGATGGCGAAAGAAGCGTAAGGCCCGCTAAGGAAAGAAGGAATTAACATGATTGGATTAGCACCATACATAGCATCAGCAGGTCTTAGCATCGGCCAAGGCATCTTGGCAAACCGTGCAGCCAAGCGTCAGCAAGAGCGCATGGATAGAGAGGCAGCACAAGCCAAGCTACTACAGAGCTTCGGCGCAAACGCCCAACCCACGCAAGGCGGTATGCAGGGGCCGGGTATGGCACAGCAGGTTATGTCCGATCCACTGACGCAGCAACTGCTGACGAGTCTGATAGGCAAGGGGTTGAGCGGCTTTGGTGGGCAACAGGGCGGTGGTGGACAGATGCCGGGGTCATATGATCCAAAGAATTTATACACACCTGCTAACTACTAATAGGTACATACGATGAATATGTTTAGCACGGGCAACCGCGAAGAAGACGAGCTATTAAGGCTATTGCGCCAAGGATTGATAACGCCAGAGCAATTAACAGCAATGGCTCAAGCCCCTGCTCCCACTTTTGAATCCGAACAAATACAAAGCCCTGCGCCAGACACTGTTCGCAATGTTCGCAACAACAATCCGGGCAATCTTAGAACAGGTGATGTTGAAACAGCGCAGCGGTATTATGGAGAGGATGCTGTAACAGGGGTTGATGAAGGTGGATTTGCTCAATTTAGTTCACCAGAAGCGGGTATTTCTGCCTTACAACAACAAGTTAGGGTAGATACAAATCGCGGTTTGAATTTGGGAGAGTTTTTAAATAAATATACGCCAGAATCAGATGATCCATCTGGTAATAAGGCTGCAAAAACAAATATCCCAAAGTTGGTCAACGCGAATCTTGATACGCCATTAGAAAACATAAATCCCACAGAGCTTGCACTGGCAATTACCCGTCAAGAAGGCGGCGATGAGGCATTGCAAGCGTTTGGTTCTGGCATCAGAAAGCCAGCACCTACTCTCGCAGACATAGAGCGCGGTGCCGCAAATGCTGAAACAATGGCCCGTGAGCGCGAAATGTCTATGGCGGCAGCGCCAAAAGAATCGCCGTCTGGCATGAGAGACTTTCGCAAACAACGCTTGATAGACGCAAATGTTGGCGGTCTTTTGCGCGAGACAGCAACAGGGATGTCGGACGACCAGTTGCTTGAGCGCATGATGATGGATCAGTTGGAGATTGGCGAAAAAGCACGGGACGTTCCACGAGATGTTTCACGCGATATTCAGCAGGGCGCAATAGATGAATACGGCTCTTTGCCAATTACAAGCTTTCAAGAAGACACAGCTACAAGTTTATTGCGAGAAGCCCGAAAAAGAAATGCGGGTGGTGCGGGTGCGCCTTCCGATGCTGTTCGAGTTGATAGTCCCAATAACTTACAGATTGATGAAAAGGAAACTTTACCTCAACTATTAGCAAGAGTTTCTGGAACAGGGGAGCCAATAGATTTTACTACGATTGCTCCGAATAAGCAAGAATTGCCAATAGAAAGTTCAGAAACTGAACCTAATGTACGGGATTTAGTTGCTGGTATGGATACGACCCAGCGCCGATCAATAGACCCTCGCGCACAGCTGTCTACTGAAAGAGTAGAAAAGGGCGAAATATCTCCAGTCAGTGAAGGCGTAGAGGTTGGGCTACTGTCCCGAATTGGAAAAGCTATTACAGACAACCCCGAACTGGCCGCATCGGGCGCACAGTTACTTGGCGGCTTGATCTCCAACGCAGCCCAGAATCGCGCACAGCGTCGAGCAGATCGCACTACAGACCAGCGTGTAGCACGGGCTAACCTTATATCGGCCATAACGGGCGGCAGAGCGCGTCCTACGGTAGAACGGGCGCAAGCAGACACAGGTGGCTTTATGTCGCTGGATACGCTTGGCAAGGCGTTACAGGGCGGTGGAGCAGCGGTCAAGGGCGAACTGTCTCGCCGGGTCGAAGAGGCTGAACGTGAGCGTAAGGCTGGCTTGGATAAGCGGGCGGCTGAGTTAGCTGAGAGGAGATTCGAGCTAGCAGAGACTACAAGTAGGAATACGGAAAATTACAAAAACAGGATGGCTAAAGTCCAAGAAGATGAGTTACAGCTTCGCAGAGAGATTTTCGAGGCTGAAAACAATAAACAGCCAGTAGGACAGCAGTTAAAAGCACCTCAGATATTAGAACTTTCTTCTCGCATACAAGCTGTCGCTAAGGCAGATGAGCTAACTGATTTTCTTGAGGATGCTGATTTTACATTCCTTGAAAAAGGTCGGTATAGCCTCGACAATGTTCCTCAGTTACTGTTTGGTGGGGATGCAGCAGAAGCTGAAGCAAGAAGGCAGAGCTTGATTCAAGCAATAGCTTCTTCGTATGGCGGCACGTTGAGTAATCAAGACATCGAAAGAATTGACAAACAGCTTTTTACGCAAAAAGATGAGATGAAGACATCGTTGGATATAGCAAAAGTGTTTAGAAGCACTTTAGTTGGATCATTAGAAAGGGATCTTCGTCTTTTGGAGGGAGGCGGCTTTAATGTTGGCTATATCCGAAATGATTTATACGAAACCGATCAAGGCCAATCAGAAAGTGATGCCGACAGGCTTGGAAGTGTCTTATCTGACAATCCTCTCGACAGGATAAGTAGACAGTAATGGCATATAGGTTTAATACATACATCGAGCTTGGTGAAGCAGTAAAGAAAGCCAAGCCAGAGTTTGCCAACCGCAATAGCGAATCGTTAGGGTTGGAGTTTGCCGAAAAGTATGGCAATGAACTGGATGTGCGTGTATCTGAAGAGGATGACAGAGCTACGTTTGCCTACGACCCAGAAGAGGGGTTCAACATCCTCAAGACGCTGGGCAACCTGCCGTCCAGTGCAGGGGCTATTGCTGAAGACTTAGCTACAGCAGTAATGAACCCGCTGGATACAGCAGAGGCGCTGGGTCGAGGTGCAGCAGGTGCGGCTGAGTTGGCACTTGGAACAGATATTAGCCCAGAAAATAAGCGTGTAGCCGAGAAATTAGGTCGAGGTATAGCTGAGTCGGCTGGCTTCGATAAGGTGGGCGATGAGTTTGAGTTTACCGGGCGCGGGATACAAGAGCGCCCCCTCGACATCTTGGGCATGTTGGCTGGTGGCACATCCGTAGCTGCTAAAGGTGCGTCACTGGGCGCACGGGGCGTAGGCCGAGCAGCAAGAGCAGTTGGTGGAACTGATGCTGGTGGAGCAGCTGCCAGTGTAGCAAAAGCAGCCGAGCGCGTTGGTGCTACGGCGCAAGCATTAGACCCGACATTGGTTGTGCCAAAGGCTGGTTACAGAGCAGCGAAAGCAGTTACAAAAGGCACAGCCAAGGCCGGTTTGAAGGCTGGCAAGTTTGGGTTGGGCGTTGGCATGAAAGCTGGCAATAGATTCGTCGTAGAGCCGTTAAGGGTAAAGTATGAAGGTAGCAAAGCCAAGGCAGCCATAGACGATGTAACTGACGCCGTTGAAGGTGCAACTGAGTTTGCTCCGGGGTTTGTTGATAGGTTTAGAGAGGTGATGGGCGGTGTAACTGATACGGTCAAGGGAGTTACACGCGAGCAGGCTTACGACGCGCTGAGAAGAGGTATAGAAAAGGTAGAAGAGGTAAGCACTGAAGGCATTAAAGCCGTGTCGGGCGGCAGGGCTGAACCTGTAAAAGCTGGCAGTGTGTTTGATGGGCTGATTTCTGCGTGGTTTGGGTTTACCACAGGTTTGGGTCAGAATGTAATACAGAAAGTTATTGACTACAGTAAGCTGAGTGACCAAAGTTTTCGCCAAGTAATGTTGGATGTTGTAAACAAAAAGCCGGAACCCGGCAGAGCGGTTGGTGAAGACGTTTTAGACGAGCTAACTAAGGCAACAAAGAAGTATCAAGAGAAAATGCAAGGGGCGTCTAAAGAAGCCAGAACAGCCCTCAAGATGGACGAAATAGATGTCGATATGCCCGGCCTTAAATCTCAAATAATACAAAGATTTAATAAGGGTGGCGATTTAAGTAGGTATGGAGTACGCATAAAACAAGTAGCCCAAGAAGATCCAGCAGTTACAAATATTCGCGCAGATGGACAAATTATCACAGCACCGCAGACTGATGCCCCCACTAAGTACGAAGTTATATTAGATGAGGGCGGCGAAATAGTAAGGTTGATGGAGAATCCGGGGGCCATAAGGGAAGCATTTGAAAACATCTTAAACAATGACGGCAAAAAAGTATACGATTTAGATCTGTCTAAAAGAGCAGTAGATGATGCTAAAGATGCGGGCGTAACCAAAACTGCTCAAGCTGCCCTACAGCAACTGCGCGACATGATCTATGAAACCATCATTAAGTCATACGAAACGCCGCAAGCAGAACAAGTGCTTGGAAGAACCTCCAGCCCCAATGCTAATTTTTACCAACAAGCAATGGCCCAATACGAAGACTACACCAACCGCATGAGGTTGATTGGGCAGACGTTGGGCATAAAAGATCCACAGCGCAAGTTTGGCGATACAGATTTTGAGGTTATCAGACAGTCGGGGGATCCGCAGCAGGTGTTACGGTCTGTCCTCAAGGCGTTTGGTGACAATGAGAGTGAGCTTTCTTTTGCCAACTTGCAGAGGCTCGCAGATGAAACGAATAACCCATATCTTATACCCAAGGTGTTGGGTTACAGTATGCGTCCACTATTTGGTGACGGCCTTGTTGTTCGATCAGAGATAAGCCAGCTTGGACGAGGGTTGCTTGGTTACAACTTAATGGGCGGGTTATTGACACCTATATCATTGGCGCAGTTTAGCCCTCGTTTTGGCGGCATGGCATTGAGTTACCTATATTCTCCAGATGGCGTTAGGTTGTTAAAAGATAAGGCTACGGGGGCGTTGGACGCAGTTTTAGCAGGTAGCTCACGAGTTGGTCAAGCGGCTGGAAAAGCAAGGCAGAGTGTTGCCGACAGGTATAAGGGATTGAGAAAGTTAGCCGCCGAAAGAACTGGTAAATCAGAGCGTGATGTAACTCCAAGAGATGTAACCGAGACAGTTACAGCACTAGAAAAGCTACAGAATATTGTGCAAGAAACTATGTCAAGAGAGCAGCAGTCAACGCTGAGTGCATTGCTGCAAGCTGGAGCAATGACAGAAAGAGCGCAAAGCGGTGGCGAACGAGCACAAGAACGTGAGACTTTATTGTCCAGATTAGGACGCACACAGGGTAACAGGGGCAACTAATGGGAACCGTATCAAGAGTACATACATTTGCCAGCGGCGCGATCCTTACAGCCGCCCAGCTGAACAACGAGTTCGATAACTTGCTGACCAGCAGCGCCATCAACGGTGGGCTGGACGCAACGAACTTGGGCGTGACGGCAGGGCAAGCTACTGCATCGAAGGCGCTGGTCATAGACGCCTCGCGCAACCTCGCTGACGCAACGGGCAGCAACCGCATCAACAATCTGGCCCTCTCTGGCACGTTTGAGTCTACGGGCGCTGTAACGGCTTCTGCTGGCATAACGTCGGGCGGTAATATCGTATCTGACACAGACTCGACGGACGATCTGGGAACAACGGGCGTGCGTTGGGCGAACTTGTTTGTCGATGATGTAACGGTCACTAACAACGTCACCATCGGCGGCACACTGACGCTAACGGGTGGCATAACGCTCAACGGTAATACTACCATTGGTGACTCTAGTGCCGACACTCTCACGGTCAACAGCACCATCACCAGCAACCTCATATTCACGGATGCGACTTACGACATTGGCGCGAGTGGTGCTACACGCCCCCGTGACCTGCATCTAAGCCGTAATGCGCTTATGGGCGGCACATTAGGCGTAACTGGCCTCATTACAGCTACAGGTGGCGTAAGTGGTGCATTGACAGGGAACGTGACAGGTAACGTCACAGGCAACCTAACAGGCGATGTCACGGGAAATATCAGCGGCAACGTCACTGGCGGTACGATCAGCGGCAGCACGGCAACGTTCAGCGGCTTAATCTCTGGCAACGGTGGAGCGGAAATAGGAAGCAACACCGCAAAAGTTAAATTTTATTCTGACGCTAATTACAGTGGAATCTATAACGGCTCATCATTAGGGTCAGACGAGTCGTATTATTTCGGCAGCGGAGACCATTTTTGGTATAGTGACGGTTCTCTGGCGATGAAAATAGATAACGGTGACTTCGCTGTAGACACCGACACCCTCTTCGTTGATGCGTCAGCAGATCGCGTCGGCATCAATACAACCTCGCCACATGGCCCATTGACCGTAAAACCAGCTGCAAACGAGAACTTTAGCGTAGTTGGCGGTAGCGGCGATCTGAGACTTTCCGCGCTAAATGACGCGCAATCTGCAACTGTCCAGTTGTCTATACAGGCCGATCCGTTATATATCCGAGGTACTGGTGGAGTAATAAAAACTACGTTTTTAGGGAACGGCAACGTCGGCATCGGCACAGACTCGCCAACAGGTCTGCTGAATTTAATAGCCGAAGGTGCTACGCCGTATACGGGTGCGTCAGACGTTCTGTTAGAATTGAAACGAGGAGTTACAAATACAGGCAGTGGCAATGCAACGGCAATCCGATTAGGCAATAACAGCAACGTTTTCAAAATTTCCTACGGTGGATCTGCTGACCATTTGCAATTTATTGATGGTGGCAATTTAACAGTTATGACGCTTACCAATTCCAATAATCGCGTCGGCATAGGCACGGAATCGCCAGAGTCAAAGTTACACGTTGAGACGACTTCGGGTGGCGGCGTAATTCAAATTGGCCGAGATACTGGAGCCGCTCAATATCAATATATTAACTTTGGCGGGAATGTTGCTGGCGACGATGCGTGGCAAGTGGGTCGAAGTTCTAATTCTGGTGGATTAGGTGGTAATGGGGCGTTTTATATTTATGATTTGAAAAATAGTGCCACCCGTCTTTCGGTTGATACGAGCGGCAATCTGCTTGTGGGCGCTACGTCTGCCTTTGGCATCATTACTGCTCAAGCCGCTGCAGGAAACAATGTTGCCACGCTTCAATCTGCGGGTGCTACTGCAGGCACTCGTTTTATTCGTTTTGATATTAACGGATCTACCGAAGTCGGCTCTATTACATATACAGGGTCGGCTACTGCTTACAACACCTCTTCAGACTATCGCATCAAAGAAAATATTACAGAAATCACAGACGGCATCACGCGCATCAAATCGCTCAAACCCTCACGTTTTAATTTCATATCAAACGCTGATCAAACAGTCGACGGGTTTGTGGCGCATGAGGTGTCTGACATTGTGCCAGAAGCTATTACTGGCGAGAAAGATGCTGTGGACGATGAGGGCAACCCAGAGTATCAAGGCATCGACCAGAGCAAGCTGGTACCGTTACTAACAGCCGCACTACAAGAAGCAATCACAAAAATCGAAACCCTTGAAACCAAAGTAGCCGCATTAGAAGCGGCATAAGGAGAATAGACAATGGCGATCCAACACGACCTCACTATCACAGACCGCATTCGCGTCGGTACCGAAACGCTCGGTGACGGCAGCGTGCAGACTGATTGCATAAGTGCCGTAGTATGTATCGCAAAAGCCACTGACACGGACACAGGAGAGGTGGCTTCTACAGATCCGTGGGTGTCCATTGATCTCAGCGATGTAACAGCCGCTGATTTTACCGCTTTCGATGCGCTAACGGGTCTTCCACAACACGCAGTGGATCAGTTCACTGCATGGGGGCAAGAGCAGCAAGCGGGCTTAGAGGCACAGCTACAGGCGCGTGCAAGCGCACCCAGAGAGATGTCCGCTCCGTGGAGTAGCGCAGCCTAATGAGCGAGGTGATGCCGCAGGGGTCTACTCCTACGCAGCATAAAAGCGGCAGTAACGGTCGCGCAAGTTGGGTGAGCAAACAGGCGATACGCCAGCTTATCGGCATATCGTTGACGGGGTTGGTTGTCTACGAGACGGTGGTGACTAACCAGATCGACGCAACAGTGCTGATCGGTATCTACGGGACAGTGTTGGGATTTTATTTTGGCGAGGGTCAATGACGGACGAAGAGAAGCGCAGTCTCGATTATTACAAAGCAGAGATACGCGCAGAGCTACAGCGGTTAGAAGCGCAATCGACCGCCAAAGATGTAGCTGGGAAAAGTATCGGCAAGCACGGGCTACCCTACATCACATCCATTGTGGTGATCGGCGTAGTAGCCAGCCTGTATCTGGAAGAGGCGAAAATAGCAGCTGTGATGGGGCTGTTGGGATCATCACTAACAGCGTTGATCTCTATGCTTAGTAACATATCTGGAGCAGCGCCCAAAGAAGAGAAACCGGAGTTCGCGGTCATCAACAAGCTGATCGAGAAACTCGACCGTCTCGACAAAGCGGAGCCACCCATGAGTGTTGACGTAGAGGGCGGTAATGTGACGGTCAAGCGCGGTGACGATGTAATTACAAGCAACGCAGATAACCCTAAAAGGAAAGGCCAGTAACATGCCAAACGTAGGCGGCAAGAAATACCCATATACAGCAGCTGGAATGAAGGCAGCAGCAAAGGCCCGGAAGAAGAAAGCCAAGGCCAAGCCCAAGGCTAAATCGCGCAGGGGGCGCTAATGCCAGCAAAGAAAGATCCCAGACTAGCGCGAGTAGGTGTATCTGGTTACAATAAACCTAAGAGAACACCCAACCATCCGACTAAATCACACGTCGTAGTAGCTAAATCGGGTGGGCAGGTCAAGACGATACGTTTTGGGCAACAGGGCGTAAAAGGCGCAGGTAAAAACCCCAAAACAGCTAAGGAAAAGGCGCGTAGAAAGAGCTATTACGCTCGCCATAACGCGCAAGATTCAAGGCCGTCAAAATTATCGGCAAGATATTGGTCACACAAAACTAAATGGTAATTGGCAATGGAACCGGGCAGTGATCCTGTAACGATGTTGTTGACGACAGGTGGTGGTGGATTGGGCGGTGGTGCGATCACGGCATATGTGCTGACAAAGTTGGCCGGAAAAAATGGCAACGGCAACGGATCAGATGCCGCAGCAGAGATGCGAGCCGTAGCGCAGAAATTAGATCATACCAACGAGTTACTCAACGAACTCCTACGCGCCCAAGCGCGGATGGAGGGCTTACTACAACACCATAACCAGCGAGGTTAGCAATGACAGTATTAGAACGTAAAGAGCAGATCCAAGAAGAGCAGCAGAAGGCGTTTGAGGAGCTACAGGTAGCCCAGAATCGCGTAACCGAACTAACCGCACTCATACAGCGTCAGAACGGCGCTATAACGGCCCTACAGAGCGTGTTGGACGAGGAATCGAGTGAGAATGGCGCTGTAACTGCGGAGGCCGTAGAGGAGCTTGTAGAGGCATGAATATTGGGACGATTAAATCGCTGGTTAAGGGGGTTGCTGGTAAAGCGGCCTCGCGGAAACTGGCCGTCACCGCTGCCGTGGGCGCTGCGGCTACAACCGGAGCAGTCGAACTGACGTGGCCGATGGCCGCAGTGGCGATTGCCTACATTATCTCACAAGCCGTTGTGGATGTCGCAGACAGTCGCTGAGACACGTCGCATAGGTGACAAAACA